GCAGATATTAAGCAGGCTTATGTGATATTTGAAAAGAACGTAGTAATGGAGCTGAGAGGATGTGTGATGGCTATCTTTAATGAGCTATTAACCATCTCTAAGATCCCTGCAGAATTTACTATCAATAACTTCCAGATCATTAATGAGAATATAGTAGAGCTTGAGGGTGATACATCAAAAACTAATGATGCACTTAACTCACTTAGCCCATTGGTAGCTACCAAAGTATTAGAGACTATGACTATAAATGAGGTGAGAGCTTTGGCTTCCCTTCCTCCTATAGAAGGTGGTGATATGACTCAGAGTGCAGCAGCTGCCGTAGTAGTAACCGAAACAACAACCCCTGCATAATGCTATACTTCATAACAGAAACATACTTAAAAGTTAATACACCCATCACTGCTAATGTAGATGTAACAGATGTTACTCCATACATAGCTACTCAGGCAGCACTAAGGATACAGCCTATCTTAGGTACTACTTTCTATAATCACATGCTTACAGCTTACAATGCTCAGACGCTTACACCTGATGAGATAGATCTAGTTGAATTTATACAGCCTGTGATAGCATGGAGAAGTGCTGAGGATGCAGTTTTCGGATTAACCTACCAACTTAAGAACAAGGGACTGCAAACACAATCAGGTGATTACTCTGCTAGCGTATCTAGATCAGAGGTAGCCTTTGGTATGGAGCACTATGCACAGAAAGCTAGCTTCTTTGAGCAGAGATTAATCAGATGGCTACTAGCTAACAAAAATCTATTTCCTATATTCATCTCTACCACTAACATGGATACTGATCTACGGCCTATGTTTAATAACTGTAGCTGTATCACCCAATGGCAAACTGTATGCACTGGTATGTGTGGTAACCTTAGAGAGAATGGCTATAATAACAGCATACTAATACTATGAGACTACAGCTAGCCATCTTATTAGCAACCATTAAACAATCTTTTACACAATTACTTACAGTGATAGGAGCTTTCTTTTTACCTATATCAGGGATCTTATTTTTAATTGGTTTCGCTATTGTGGTGGATACCATAACAGGGATATGGAAGGCTAAGAAACTTAAGATTAAAATTACATCTAGGAAGCTATCCACTATCATATCTAAAATGATGCTGTATGAGGTGGCTGTTATTGGTTTCTACCTGATAGACTTTTGGATCCTTAATGATATTATTTTAAAGTTTTTTTCAGTGCCTCTGATGCTTACAAAAATACTTAGCCTTATCCTGGTGAGCATAGAAGTGATGAGCATAAATGAAAACTACAAAGCAGTGAAAGGGATAGATATTTGGCAGGGTATGAAAAACCTATTTGCCAGGGCTAAAGAAATTAAAACAGATCTAAATGGACTTAGACATAACGAAGATAATACAACACCGATTATCTAAAGATCAATACGTAGATGAGCTTACTGATAAAAGGCAGATCTATCTGCACCATACAGCAGGTGGACCAGATGCACTATCAGTAGCTAAATTCTTTAACCAGCAAGTAGGAAGGGTAGCAACTGCTTTTATCATTGGTAGTAAGGGCACAATCGTGCAATGCTTCAGCTCTAAAAATTGGGCTTATCACCTAGGCCTTAAACAGGAAGTATTTGAAGAGGCAGGAGTAACTTATAGGAGCCTGGATAGAATGTCTATAGGCATAGAGATCTGTAACTATGGACCATTAACTAAAAGGAACGGATACTACTATAACTATGTAGGTGGAAAAGTAGATTACACTCAGTTAACTATCTTAGACAAACCATACAAAGGGCACATCTATTGGCAAATGTACACAGATGCACAAATAGAGTCTACTCGGCAGCTTCTAGTCTACCTTTGTGATCAGTATAATATCCCTAGAGATTACTTTGCTACCATCTTTGATATTGATAAACGTGCTTTGAGGGGTGAGCCAGGTATATTTACTCACAATAGTGTGAGACATGATAAATCAGATATCTATCCATGCCCACGTATGATAGCAATGCTAGAGAATTTATGAGATACATCCTACCAATTATAGCACTATGCCTATTAGGCTCCTGCTCTGATGCTAAAAAAGCACAGTACCACTACAAGAAAGCTGTTAAGTTTGGGTTAAGCATAGCAAATGATACAATTAAGATTAATACTATAGATAGCTTTGCAGTGATACGTAATGATACGCTTGTATACGAAAAATTCATAACGACTAAGGACACTATTATACAAATCCTAGAAATGCCTAAGACCAGGTATCAGACCAGGATAGAATATAGGTATAAGACTAAGGTGCTAAAACAAGATGTGCTTAAGTATAAGTACATATATAAGGAAGCTAAAGAGCAGCGTAAAGAGGTACAGCTAACTAAGGCCAAAACTAATTGGTTATTATTCTTTATAGGATTTGGCTGTGGGATAGCTCTATTCTTTATCCTTAGATTACTAGATAAACTATACAACCCCTTTAAATAACTTTATGATTAGACATGGTAAGAATGTTCACGAACTTGTGTTAGCAGGTAGTGAAGTCAAAGTAGCTATTCTTAGTGATTTGCACTGGGATAACCCACACACTGATAGAGAGCTAATCAAAAGGCACCTGGACTACTGCCTAAAAGAGGATATTCCTATAATGATTAACGGTGATATGTTCTGCTTAATGCAAGGGAGGGGAGATAATAGGAGAAATAAATCTGATATAAGACCTGAACACAACAACGCTAGGTATTTGGATAGTATAGTAGAGACAGCTGTGGATTGGTTTCTACCCTATGCTCACATCATTAAGCTAATAGGATACGGTAACCATGAGACTGCTATAATTAAATTTCAAGAGACTGATATACTGCAGAGATTTGTAGATATACTAAACTTTAAAGCAGGATCTAATGTGCAAGTAGGTGGTTACGGTGGATGGCTAATGATAAAGCAAACACCAGATAGCTCTACCTCATCTTTTTCCACTAAGATAAAATACTTTCATGGATCAGGTGGTGGTGGTATAGTTACCAAAGGTGCTATCAATTTAACCAGGGCTCTAGAGCTTTATGAAGGCTTTGATGTATTTGTGATGGGCCATATCCATGAAAATTCATGCAGAAATGATGTAAGAGATACAGTAGAAAGCCATCCACAAACAGGCTACACACTTAAGCAGAAGCAATTGCACCTAATGCTCACAGGTACCTACAAAGAGGAGTACGGTGATGGATCTCATGGGTGGCATGTAGAGAGAGGGGCACCCATTAAGCCATTAGGTGGTAGGATACTTACTATTAAATGTGTGAGATACTCTACTAAAGAAAGAAAAAATACCAAATATATAGATAGTATCAAATTTAATATGTAATTTTGCACTAGGTTAATACGCCCAATGTGTTGCCTAAACCCCTCTGCATCTTTGGTTAGTTTGGCAGGGGGGTATTTTTTTGTCTTGTTTTTTGCACAATAAACTGGACAAGTATAGTGAGCAATTATACAAAGATTTGTGACGGATATAACTAACATAATAGCCAGAATAGTACCATAATGTATAATATAACTAACATATTACCCACTTTTTGTCAAGTATATTTAAGGTTATTACCTTACTTATCATGTATAATTTAAGGCTATTCCTTTACATTACTTATTTAGAATGATTATAAATTACGCAATAGTTGTAAACAATTCATTGTAAGTACGTATATTTGCTTCACTAATTAAAACTAACCAATTATGAACGATCAAAAACAAACAGCTGTTGAGTACCTACTCCAGCAAATTAACACTAACACTGCTTTTACTGACAAGCAATGGAAAAGTATATGTGAATTAGCTCTAGCTATGGAAAGATCACAAATAATCCAAGCAGAAATTAAAGCAGTTGATAACCTTTACAAAATTCAAAAGAAATGAGAAAGAAACTATCCGACCTTGTGTATTACTTTACACCCCTCACAGATGAGCATAGAGACATTTTAAGCACCTCTGCTGTGTTTATATTGTTTTGGGTGAGTGTTTATACCTTAGCTTATATTACTAACCTTTAAAACGCTTTAAAATGAATTTAGAAGATTTAGAAGTACAGAAGTACACAGCATCTATTTGGTATGAGGTAGATCATATTGAGTTTATACTTGATTTTGAATGGAACTTTGTCTCATATGATATGGAAACAGGTGAATGTGTAGTGGATGTATCCCTGGAGAAAGGTGAGCAGTGGATAAATGGTGTATGCCATCCCTTTACTCCCAATAAGGATGAGCTAAAAGAAATAATAACAGCTATTGAGGATTATATACTAGAGGATCCTGAGAGATTTAATGTGTTAGAATGGGAGGAAAATAACAGAGATTTTTATAACGAACTAAACAACGATAGAGATGACAGATAACACAGCACCTGTACCTACTCACTTTAGCCTTAAGGCAAAGATGGAGTGGTGGAAAAATAAAAAGAGTGAGGGAGATAAAGGGGGAAGCTTCAACCTACAATTATACCTGGACTACCTCAGCTCACAGGATCATAAACCTAAAGACCAGGCTAATGAACCGCTTTAAAGTAACCTATAACTATTTTGATGGTGGTAAAAAAAGGGTAGCTGTCAGGATATTAGAGGCCCTGGATAGAGATCATGCAATAATGATTATGGCTATGTGGCCAAAACTAATTTTAAAAGTAGAACAGTATGAAAAAATATAGAGTATGGATAGAGGATAGCGTAGAGCCTGAAGGTGGCTTTTGGTGGGAG